TTGTATAATGTGTTGTTAAACTTTTTACAGTTTCAGTTCCAGAAGCAGATCTAATGATAACTTGCATCTCACTTTCAGCACTAATTTTAAATGTGTAGTTAAAAGCTGATGTAGAGTTATTTCCTGAATAACTGTTCTTGATAGTCGTTGTAGATATAGTCAATTTAATTTACCTCTTGATTGCCTTGTTGTTTTGTCCATTTCTTAGTTGCAAGAATTTCTGCTCTAGCAAGAATGTCATTGTAAAGAGGATTGCTCTCACTTTTAAATTCAGCCATGACATCAGTTTTTGCTCTCGTAACTTCATCTTTGAACATTTGTAATTTATAAGTTTGATCCTGTTCTTCTTGATACTCAGGATCATTTAGTAAATCTTTTAAATATGATTTTACTGTTTTTCCTGTCTCTCTTTGTAAGACAGCATATTCAGCTTCTTTTAATGGTAGCCTAACTTGTATTCCATAATCTAGTTCGCCAAACTCAATGTCATAAACTGTGATAGCAATTTTTCTTTTAACTGGTATTGGTTTATAACCAATCTTAATTGCTTCTTTGTTTATTTCACTTTCATTTATACTTGAGATTATAGAAAACTTAGGAACTACATCTCCTAGCCAATCTCTGTCAAAATATAAATCATTCTCAAATCCAGGAATATTTCTCTGGATCATTGATTTAAATTCTATGTTTAATTTTCTAAAATCATCTGCATTAGCAATTCCATAGCTTTCAAATTCGTTTGTTTCTTTTTGACCTAGATCTTCAAACTGAGCTAAGAAAGTTTGGAAAGGAACTAATCCAGATAACATTCTTTTTCCTTCAAGTTTTAATGGCTCAAATTTGTCAGATGACATTTTTAAATTTTGATAGAAGTCAGATAATCTTCCAGCACCATTCATGAATGAAGCATTTAAAATGTTTTCTCCAAAAGCTATTGCATAAGCTGATAGAAAATACATAAAGTCTTTATGAATATTATCCCAGCCAGACCAATCATCTTGAATATTAGAAATGATTGCTCCAATATCAGCAGCCATTGATGCTAAGAATACTGCTGGCTCAAAACCATTTAAACTTACTTGTAACTTAGAACCACTTAAACCAGTTAATTCTTGTACCTCTTCAGATAAAATATTTTCAAATCTAAATGACTTAGGTTGTTTGTTACCAGCTTTTTTAAGTTGATATTTTTTTCTTCCAGAAACATCAGTATCTGAACCAGAGAATACTCCAAAATATCCCATTGGAACAAATGCAGCCATGAATGCCCAACCCAGAGCAGCTTTTGCTTTTGCTAATTCAGCTTCAGCTCCAGGTGTATCAAGAGCTTTTCTGTAAGATCTTAAAATTCTATTTGCACCTGGCATTCTTTCTAATGAACTTCCAACTATATTTCCTGGAGTTCTCAAGAATGTAAAATATTGACTTGAAACAATACTTAATGGATTTAATCCTTTACTAGCTTTTAAATCTTGTATTGCACCAGTAAGATCTCCAACTATGTCATCTCTTTTACTTAGAGGAGTTTGGAAAGTTCTTCTTAATGCAGTCTCATAAGCTGTTTTTGTAAAACTCTCAGGTGGATTAGTAACTAAAGCAGCAAGATAATCTCCAGCTTTGTTTTTAGGTAATCGACCAAGTTTAACTTGTTTTAAAGTTTCTCTAAAACCTAAAGCATATAATTCACTTTGATAAGATCCGTTTTTAAAAAAGTTATCAGCATTCTGTAAAAATTTATATGGAATACGATCTAAAGTAAAAACTTTGCCAGTTACATCAACAGCTTTACCAAACCAACTTTCTTTGCTAATTCCAAAACCTTGAGCAGAGAAGGCATCAACTGGAGCTTCAAACTTTGTTCCAGATATTTTGTTCTCAACACCAGGTAAATTCTTATATGTTTTTAAAGGATTAGTTTGAAATGCTTTGAGGCTTTTCATCTTTTGACTAAAAGCTCTCCACATGTTCATCATCGTAACATGTTCGCCAAAAGCCATTGCAACATCTTCAAACTCTGCAACACTATCTATTGTTTTTCCACCATATACTTTAGCAGCATAACTTCTTTCTGCTCTTTCAATCGTTTTAAAGATATAGTTACCACCTATATTTTTAATATGAGTTAAAGTTCCAGATAAAATGTTATTTAAAAATACCTCAACTAAAGCATCTGATGTTTTTGCTGCAATAGATTTTTCTATATAAGGAATTTTTTTGCTTAATCCAGGTGTTTCTAAATAAAGCTCAGCAATAGCTTCTATTTGTTTTTTACCACCTAAATTCATTAAGATGTTATTTCGATTTAATCTGTCTAAATCTAAATTAACAACTCTGCCTTCTTGTACTGGCTCTTTTAAAATATTTAGAGCTCTTGCTATTTCAGTTTGAGCACCTTTATAAATCTTTGTTAGTTCAGCAGTTAAAGCATGTTGCTGTGCAAATTCTAAAGCAACTTTACTATTATCTCCGCCTTCAGTTCCTAATTTTTTTGCAAGCTCAGTTAATTTTTTATGCTGCGATATTAATAAATTCTTTGCTGCTTTTATTTCAGCTGCATTAAGAGGAGATCCTGGTCTTAGTTTTAATAAATTACCAGCAAGTGTGTCTGGATTTTCTCCAAGAAGAGTTGCTAATTTATTTGTCTCTTCCCAAGTTTGAACACTTCTTTTTCTCTTTGTAATCTGTTTTGAATATTGAGCACCTAATGTTTCAATAGATGCTTTTATATCATCTGAAGCATTGATCTTTTTAAAATTTAAAAAGTTTTGTTCGTTGCCTGTAAGATCAGCTTCTTGTAAAACCTTTTGCTCTTCAGTTAAAAACTCATCAACCTTTTTTTGTGATGATGGTTTTGGCGGTTTAACAATTTTAGTCTTAACTTTATCTGGAGTAAGAGTAGGTGAGACACCATCAGCTTTTACACCTAATAATGTTGCATCATCTAAAGGTGATACAATTTTTTCTGGATCTAACTTTTTAGTTTCACCAGAGTTAATTTTATCAATCTTAATCTGTGCTTCTTCTAATAATGTTTGACTTTGTTCTTTTGTAAATTTGCTGCCTTCTGGAAAAGTTTTTGGTTTAGGTTTAGTTTTTCCAATAGCATTAATTATAGCCTTAACTACCATCTTTTAATTTCCTATGATTTTTGAAAAACAAATATTTGAAGATATTTGTTTAATACATTTTTTCTGTCGAAGTTGAAATAATATTGTTTTGCATACTGTCCGATACTTCATCAGCTATCCAAGTTGATAATCCGACAGTTCCAAATATTTCAAATAGAGGTTGCGAAGAACTAACGACATCTTTCTTCATCTCTGGAGATAATTCTAAAACTGTAACTGGTATTTCTACTTCTGGAGCAAACATTTTTTGATCTTTTTTTGGCAGATCTTCTATACCACTTACATATTCAATCGTATCATCATAAACTTTAGCATTCCATTTCTTTGCATACTTCTTCATGTAGCTTGGAATAGTTTTGTCATACAATCTAAACTTACCAGCTCCAGATCCTAATGTTGCCTCTGCTGGAAAGTCAAAGTCTAAAGCTTTATATTCAGAAGTTGCTTCCGTAATCTTTGATTGAAATTCAGCAAAATTACCAGATATATCTTTTTCAAATCTTTTTAAATTTTCAAAAAAGTATTCATCATCTGCATTCATTCTTACAGATTTAACTAATTCGTTTTTGTCATCATACCATGATAGCTCAAAGTTATCGCTTAATGCCTCTCCAGTTTGATTGTCTATATCTGGCTCAATTCTTATTTTTTTAGCTTTAAATGTTTCTTGACCATATCTATTAGCAGCTAAAGATCCTTTAGGAATTGCAATAGCATCAAAGCCATTATCAGCAGCATATCTCGCTAATCTTTTAATAGTGAACTCATACCAAGTATTTTTAAATGGAAAGTCTTTTAATACTTTTCCTTGAGTTGAATTTCTCATAATAGCAGATGATGGATCGAATAAATCTGTTTTAGATGCTTGTAATAAATCTGATTGCATTTCTTCAACAACTAATGCTTTCTTGCCATTAGGTAATTCTCTTGTTTTAAATCTCACATGAGCAAACTCATTTGGTCTGTTAAAATGAGGAGACATAAAATCTATTGAAGTTTTCTGTGTTGTTTTTACTTTATTATTAGCAAGAGTTCCAAATTCACCTTCAAGAATAGCTGGTGTAGTCATATCTTTTGTTTTTAATTTAAAGACAAGCTCAGTATAATCTTCTCCACCAGGCTCAGTATATTTTTCATAAACTGGAGTATTATTGTTTCTTAATCTTTCATTTCTTAAATCATCTTCTAAATGAAATCTCTCTAACTCAAGAGCATCCATTTCATATCTAGTTGTTTCAGTAAATTTAGCTCCTTTCTTTTTAAGACTTTTTAATTTGTCTGATGTAATAAGGTATATTTCTGCTGAACCATCAATTCTTGTGCTGCGTACAAAATGTATGTCATTTGTCCAGCTACCAAGATTTTCTTTTTTAACTCTAATAAGATGTCCGACATATTTATCTCCTTGTTGCCATCCAGCAGCATTTAAATATTTTTGAGCACCTTTCCATGATGTTCCAGTTCCAATAAAATCAGCTGTTTCATTTAAACTGGATATAAAAGGAGATACTTTTGTTGATGACCAATCTTGAGGAATAACTCTACCTTTGTTGTTGTTTCCATCAATTCCTGCCACTACCTTATTAATAATTCTAATATTATATCGATCATAATTAGGAGATGCTGTATCTGCTAAATTACTATCTCTCCATCTTGTTTCATAATCAGTAACTCTAGTTCTTAATTCAACTGGTAACTCTGATCTATTGTTAGCTCTTAATTTAACTTCAGATACATCAATTCTATTTTCATTTATAAAGTTTAAAACTTCATCTTTAGAAACTTTATCTTTACCTTTTAAAAAACCTTCAAGGTCCATCCACTTTAATTCGCTTTGCTTAACTCCTGGTGTATTAACAATAGTATTATAAACTTGATCTCCTTTACCAGAAGCTGGAAGTTTCTCAGCAGCTGTAACAACACCTGATTTAAACATTGGAACATTATCAACTGCATTTACAATAGCTTTGATAGGTGAACCTTCAGCTTCATTACCAGCTGTCATAGCAACAGTTCCAACTCCAGCAGTAGAGAAGGCTGGAATGTATCGTTTCATAAATTTGAACGCATCTATAATTCCAGGTATAGCAACAGAGAAAGCTCCGTATTCTAAAGCTTGGACAACTTCATCAGCGATTTTATCTTCTGGTGTGTTAGGTAAAATTCCAATTAAATTTTTTAATTCAATAATATCTTTTGCTAAGTAAGATTGTGAGAATGTGCTTTCACCACCTAAAATTTTATCTTCAACACCTATTGCTCCACCAATACCACCAGATATGAAAAAGGCTGGATATTTTGGAACTCCCAAATCTCTAAGTTTGTTATAAATTGGAATAGAATAAACTAAATCTTGACCCATCACTCCAATTAACTGAGAAACCACATTATCATCTTCTTTGAATGATTTTAAATAATCTCTAGCTTTATCTAAATTTTCAGAAACATATTTAGCACTATTATAAACTTGTTCTTCAGTTTCTGCGTTCATGAAACCACCTGTCACTCCAGTTATTGGAGAGTTATCTAAAACTTTTGCAAACAATGGCATCAAGTTTGTTGCAACATCTGCACCATTAATGGCAGCTACACCTAAACTTAATATACTATCTTTTCCTGTTTCTAATAAAAAATCACCTACATTAGAAAAAAATTCTTTTTGTTGCTCTGGTCCAGCATGCTTAGCAATCCATTCTTCTTTGTCTTGAAATGTATCTAACTCTTTAAATTCAATAGGTGTAAATTTAGATTGGCTTTCGTAACCTTCTAAAATAGATGTATCTAAATTATTTTCTTTAAGAGTTTTATAAGCATCGCTGTTTCTTATATTTCTCTGTTCTAAATCTGGTAAATAAACTTTTTCTAATAAACTCATAATTATTGTTGGTTAGGATCAAATTTAATAGCTGATCCACTTCTTCCGTTACCTTGTTGAACTGCAAATTTAAATTTCTCTTCATGAGAGCCTGGAGCAATCGTATATCTAATTTTAAATATATCTTGAGCAAATTTAATTTCGTCTAAATCGTCTATTAAACTCTTTGCATCAAAAACACTTTTATTAGATTTCTTAAATTTTTCTAAAGCCATGTTTGCTTGCTTATCAAAAAAATCTGCATCTGCTAAAGCAACACCAAAGTTTTGAACCTTAGATGGAAAAGTAAGTTGATCTAAAGTAGGAACAAAGTCTAAATCAAAATCTTCCTGGACAACTGCTAAGTAAGCTTTTTCTGGAGACATACCATCTAAAACTTTGTCTCTATAACTTTTAAGAATGTTTTGTTTTTTAGTAGCAATAGCAGCAGCAATCTTTTGTCCTCTTGGACCAGATACTCTTGAAATATTTACAATGTTTTTATCAATTAACTTTGTATAAAATTTATAATCTTGATGTCCTGTAAAGTCACTTTTAGCTTTATCTATAATTGCATTGAAAGCAGAAATATCCTCCATAGCCATATTTTTTAAAATATTGTTATCAAGGATGTATGAATTTTTTATATCATCTAACTGTTGAATAGTTTTAGCAGAATAAATTTGTACTGTTATTGCACTAAAGATTTCATCATCAGTTAAAATAGTTTTATCTTTGTTTGTCAGATGGTCAGATAATTTAATAAACATTGCCTCATTAAGTATTCCATCTTCATACATTCTATAAAGTTCATTTATTGTAGGAACTTCATTATCTGTTTCTGGATCATTTAGTTTTGCAGCATTATTAATTCTAAGTAATACTTCACTAAAAGCTCCGATCTGTGATTTGTTTTCGTAAATCTCTTGCAAGTTAGATTTTTGTTCTTTAACTTGACCATCACTTATAATTTTTTGTTTAGCTTCTTTTACATATTGTTTAGAAGCCTCTAAACCAACTGCTTCCTTTAATGAATCTTTATTTTTTAAAATAGTTTTTGGTGAAACTTGTAAATTAGCATTTAATAATAATTTGTTTTTTAAATTAGTTTTCTTTTTAACTAATTCACCATAAGCTTTTGCACCTACATAATTTTGATAAGCTTGGTTATTAGATAATTTTTCAAAAGCTATTGTTCCTTCCGCCATCTCTGCCTGGTCAGTAGAGATCATTTTAGAAATAGCATTGTCAAATGACTTATCTAAATTTAATGTAAATTGTTCGACATTGTTTGTAGAAACTTGACCTACAAGTTTTGGAACTAATAAAGCTTTTTTTTCTGCAATCTTATCTGTTAAAAGTTTTCTTACTGGCTTACTAACTTTAGATAATACATCTTCAAAATTACTAGGATTTAAATCTTTTTCTAATTTATATGGAGCATCAAGATCTAAACTTTTAGTATATTTTTCGTATGCTCTTTGCATCTTAATATTAATATCAGGTAAAACTTCATTAACCTGATTATTATCTTGAATAGCATAAAGATCTTTTTGTATTGCACCGATTGCTTTTGTAACTGCGTTTATACCTTGACCTTGAACTTTTGCTAAAGATAAAGGTAAAGCTAGTGTAGATGTTTGAGGAACATTGCTTGCTCTAACTGCTTGTTTGCTATTAAAAATTTCTAACTTAGCCATTATACAATTACCAATCTTCCAGCTTGATTACTTTGATAACCCATACTTAAAAGGCTGCCAGCAGCTTTTGCATATTCTGCTCTAGCTGTAAGATCTCCTTTTAATCTCTCTCCTTGACCTCTAGCTTCTAATAATAAACTTTGATTAATAAGATCGTTGCTTTCAACTTTTCTATTGTAGTCAGCTAAAGCTAAATCAAATAATTGTGTTTGTGCATTTTGCACTCCTACAAAGAATGGAGTTGTTCCTTCTCTATACTCAGCTCCTGATCTAAGAGCATTAACAAAGAAATTTGAAAATTGTTGTTTTTGTTGATCTACAAATCTTGGTCTTTCAATAGTATTATAAACTTTTTCTTGAACAGCATTTTTTTGTTTTAAGTATGCAGCTTGTTGATTATTTACTGCTTGGTTATATTTTCCGATTGCTTTAGCTGATTGTGCTGCTGCTATGTTACCTATGAAACTCATAAATTTTTGCCATCCTGTAATAGTTAGTTTTGTCAGGTCCATACATTTTCATAAGACCTTCTTTTTTTAGACCAAGCCATTCAGCAAATCTAACTCCTGTTGTAAATTCTTCTTTAACAGAAGTTTGTAATCGCCAAATCTTGTTGTTAGTACAAAGTAAATCTAATCTTTTCTTAACTGAACTTGCTGCTTTGATTTTGTGATCAAAAACTCTTTTGCTTGTAAGTACCCAGCCTTCAGCCACTCCATCCCATAATGGATAAATGCCGCCAGCAAGAATAGGAAGATGATCAAGTAATAAGGTATAAGATAAACCAGGTATTGCCATGTCCAATCTGTTTTCTGTGTAACTTGCATCTGCTTCCATTAATTTACTGTTCATGCCAAATTCAATAATATCGTCTCCATGTTCTTTCTCGTATGGAACAATCTCAAATCTAACCATCAGATGTTACCACAGTTGGATAAATTGCTAATACTGAACAAGGTAAAGGTTGGTCTTGTTTAATAAATATAAATCCATCTGAATTGTAATCATCTCTAAATTCTATTTCTTTATCTCCAGCAAGCAACGTATCAACTGGAGCTGATAAATCACTTGATGTTGTTCTAAATGGAACTGTCTCTAATTGTGTTAAGCTTGGTCCAACTTTAACACCAACAGTTTCAAATAATCTTAAAACAACTTTTGAAATTCTTTTTGTTTTACCTTGAGAAGTTCCTTCAGCAGCTCCGCCTTCAATTCTCATTGTTTGTAAAACACTATCATAAGCTAATCCGACACATGCTTTAGTTACTGATCGATCTAATGTTATTGAACCTGAGCTTACAGTTTTATTTGCATGTGCAGATCCATCAGCCAGGATAGATACTGTTTGTCCTTCTAAATGTGCTAGACCACTTAATGTAGTTGTAGCAGATCCAGAGTAGGAGAGGTGGCTATCTAAAAATTTAAAATCGTTTGCATCTGTTTCATCAAAATCAAAATCAGAAAAACATTCTACATATCTTTTAGTTGCACCATTAATTGTTCTTTTAACAAT